CCGATTCCTGCCTGCTCCTGATGGAGAGGAGATGCCTTGGGCAAAGGTCTGGAGTCACGCATTCAAAGGTCCTGGTGGACAATGGTACATCGAGAACTCACTCACCACTCTTGGTAAGGATGATCCTATCGGTGAAATGAATCGCCAACTGTGGAACAGTGGTCGTGATAGCGATAAAGAGATCGCTCGTGCTCAGAAGCGTAAACTCTCTTACTACTCTAACATCTATGTTGTGCAAGACCCTGCACATCCTGAGAATGAAGGTCGTGTTTTCCTCTATCGTTTTGGTAAGAAAATCTTCGACAAACTGACTGAAGCAATGCAACCTGCATTTGCTGATGAATCACCTATCGATCCTTTCAACTTCTGGAAAGGTGCTGACTTCAAACTGAAGATTCGTAAGGTCGAAGGTTACTGGAACTATGATAAGTCTGAGTTTGCTGCACCTGGCACTCTTGGTAACTTTGAGGATGATAAACTGGAAGGTATCTGGAATGAAGGATACTCTCTTGCAGAGTTTGAAGATCCTAAGAACTTCAAATCCTATGAGCAACTTACAGCACGTATGAATCTTGTGCTTGGTAAGACTTCGACTGCATCTGCTCCTGCCATTCGTGAGGATGAAGAGGAAGTGTCTGCTGACTTTAACTCCCCCGATATCATGGCATCCAATCAACCTGATTGGGGTACTGAAGTGAGTAACTTCCGAGCAAAAGCAGTCGCTGCTTCTCCTGTTGATGATGATGAGGTTACCTTGTCAATGTTTGCTCGTCTTGCTGAGGAAGAGTGATGAAACTTGTACTCGCTACAATGATGCTACTCTCTGCTCTGCCTGTTAGTGCAGAGAGTATTGGTGAGCGAAGCAACCGTCAAGCATATCAATCTCAAAGAGGGTATGCTTCGGAAAACAAATGCTATCGTAATGAATATCGTGAAGAGTATATTCCTGGAACATCTAATTCTCCTGGATATGTTTCCTCATATAAAGAGCGAGTAGAAGTTCCTTGCAATCGTGAAGTCTATCGTCGTGATGATGCTCCTAGGAGACATAATACCGATGACAATTCTTGTATTGAAGGTTCAATCCTAGGTGGCATTGCTGGAGGTGGAGCAGGTGCTGCTCTATCTCGTAAAGAAGGACGCCTCTGGGCGATCCCTCTTGGCATTGTCGGTGGAGCACTGGTAGGATGCCAGGTTGATGGGGGTTAAAACGAAATTCGACTTTTGATTCCTTAAATCGGCGGAAAAAATCTCCGCCAATTTTTTGACTTCTAGGGTTTTCTGAATTGAGATTCTAATATAAGACGAAATAAGTTATCTTTCATTAACATGAGTCCTTCCTGCTCATAAGCATCGCCACCAGGCCATTTTTCCAAATGAAAACAGACGGATTTGTACACAAGTGCAAGTCCGTCTTTTGTTATGTCTATAGTTATATAATCTTCGTTAGGATCAGTATCCACCGCCGTAACCTGGTGAAGGACTTGGAGATGGACTTGGTGAAGGACTTGGAGAAGGGGAAGGTGAAGGACTTGGAGATGGACTTGGAGAAGGTGAGGGTGAGGGCGATGGACTTGGTGTCGGAGTTGTAGCACCTCCACCAGTATTTGTTCCTGAACCTCCAGAAGCTGTAGCAGCGCCAACTGGAGTAGTAGTTGTATCAGTATTATCAACTGAGACGACTGTTGCAATAACACCCTGAGTTGCTGATGATGAACCAGTAGTGCTACCAAAATCAAATGATTTCACAACACCAACAGATGTATTTCGAGAAGAACTTGCATATACAGTTGATTTTCTATTTAAGAATAGTTGTGAAATACTTAAAGTAGTTTTTTTGTTATTAGAATTATCCAATTCTCTATTTGGTTGATATTCAACCAGATCATCAAATTCCTCAACAATTAAATCGACGATTTGAGAATTAGGGAGTAATATATTTCGTTTTAATTCGTTTTTATATTCTTCATATTCATAATTTGATACTGCGTATATAGATTCTTCTTTTGTTAATGTAACGCCATCAGGCATTACAGTTCTATATGTTTCATTAATCTCAATTCCCGCTTTTACATATACTATGCCATTGTATAATACTTCTGCAGTTTCCCAGTGATGAAGACCATCTGCAGAATCGTACTTTTCAGAAACAAACAGTTGAAGTTCATTACTGTCTTTTGGCCAATTTTCATAAAAATCTGTAATATTATTAATCAATAAAATTACCCAGTCTTTAAGTGGATCACCACAAACTTCATTAGCAAGAGTAGAAGGAGTATCACCATCTCTAATGGAATACGTTTCAAATACAGTAATATATTTGTCTAGGTCTTCTCTTGCGAGAACTCGTCGAAATATATTTTTAACTAAACGGTACTTGAAATTTTCTGAAGATGTAATACCTTCAGCAACGTAGATATTGGGTAATTGTGAGAAGTAAGACATTTAGAATCCTTCGAGAACGTCGTCGAGTGTAATAATAGAAGTTTCGATAAACTGCAATCCCAAAGTCACCGAAGGAACATGAATCTGACCAAAGTCATTTCTATCTACCAAATTTCCTGAAGTTTTGAATGATCTAAAAGCATTGTAAGAACCATCAGGAGTAAAGTTAACTTTAATACCAGCACATACAGAATCTTTTATTCTATGGTGAAGAAATAATCCATTTCTTCCGTTGCCTTTATCTGGTTGCATCCTTTTATATGAAATTTCAAATTTATCAGGAACTTCAAAGAATCTAGCATTAGTTGATTTTTTAAATGAATCCGATCCTACTAGTGAACTTTCAAAGGAACTTAAATCTGCCTTGGCAAGACTATTACTGTTAGCAGCACCAATTTTTGGAACAGCACCAATTTTTATCCATTGAATGATATCATAAATTTCTGCTGCTTCTGCAGCACTGCGTGCAAATAATTTAAAATTGAAAGTATGAGTTCTAAACTGCATATTCTTAAAAATTTGCTCTTGGAAGGGGTTAAACACCTTTCCTGTAGTAAGAGCTTGTAAGGAGTTTGCATCAAGATTGCCTGCTAACCCCATCATCTGTGATACATTGTTTGCAGCACCTGCAATAGCACTGGAAACAAATTCATTACCAGCACTTCCTGCAAAGTCAGTAACTGTATTTACAATCGAATCAAGACCACCACTAGTGCCAACTAATCCAGCAGCTGCAATACCACCAACTCCCAAGTCAACCTGACTATACTGAGGTTGATATGCAGTTTCAATACTATTAGGTAGTGCTAGATATACTCTAGTATCAGAACCATATGATTTTTTTACATTATTACCAGGAAGATTTTGTCCATAATATGAGGTTGCTTTATCAGAATAGTCAATCTGATATCTACGTAATGATAGATAGTCGATAAATTCTGTAGGAGACTCTACATCATCAGCTCCACTAACATCTGCAACTGGTGGTTTTATTGGATATCTTAGGATCTTTGAGTTGCGTGCCAAAATTATACCTAAATACTATGTGACCTCTATGTATTTATGAGATATACAGGCAAGTACCGACCTTCCTTTCCTGGGAAGTATAAAGGTGATCCTAGAAATATCATATATCGTTCCTCATGGGAATACAAATTCATGAAATGGTGTGATATTACTCCTTCTATATTAGAATGGGGTAGTGAAGAAATCATCATTCCTTACATTTCTCCAGTTGACGGGAGACGCCATAGATATTTCCCCGATTTTTATGTTAAAATTGCCAATAATAAATATTTGGTTGAGGTAAAACCGTTCAAACAAACTAAAGAACCAAAGACTCAAAAAAGGCATACAAAACGATATATTAATGAAGTTGTGACATATGCTGTGAACCAAGCAAAGTGGAAAGCAGCAACTGAATTTTGCATAGATAATGGTTGGGAATTTATGCTAATCACAGAAAAAGAACTAAAAGTATAATGACGATTCCAAACGAACAATCAGCACAATATAATTCATTACAGAATTTTATTGGATTTTTTAAGGAGAAAAATAACGCACCTTCTTTCGCGAATCTATTTTCTGTACATCTTAGTACTCCACCAATGATGGGATCAGGTGGGTATCAAAGAGGCACTAAGTATGATCCTCAACAAGGAGATTTGAGAGAGTTATTAAACTATTATGCAGATAGTGTAAATCTTCCTAGTAAGCAAGTAACAACTGGCAACTATAATCAACTAGGTTCTGCTATCAGATATGCTACAGGTTCTACCTTTAGTCAAATTAGTATTAATTTTAGAGTGCCTCGTTCTGGAGAAACTAGAGCATTTTTTGAACGTTGGATTGCTTTGATGTCAAATGATGCAAGTCAATACACTGAGTATTATGAAAACTATGCATGCCCGTTTTTGAGAATTTATAAGTGGGAAAGAGGTGGTGGTGACCTTGCAGTCTCTAAAAGAGAAATGCTCAGAGCAATCAGAGATTCTAGACTTACTAGGGCAACAGCATTAACACCTAAATTAGACCAACTTACGGGAGTGTATGAGTTGAGAAATGTATTTCCATATAATATTGGTTCTATTCAATTAGATAATAGTCAAAATAAACTAATGACTATGAGTGTTCAGTTTTACTATGAACGCTATAGATTCTTCCAAAGTTCTGAGTTTAGTCAAAAGAATGAGAGAATATTTGTTCCTGCTCCAATAGATAATGCTACAAATCCTGGTACAGATCCTCTCGGTCGTATATCAGTACCTTCTGCTGTCAGTCAGTTTGGTTCCCTCTCTGGTAGAGTTAATAATAGCATAGACGTTGGACTAGCGTAAACGTGCCTCTATAAATAAAATTACTGAATTGAATTTGATATGCCATTACCTAAGTTAAATGTTCCTAGTTATAAAACAACATTACCATCTACTGGAACAAAGGTTACTTATAGACCATTTTTAGTAAAAGAAGAAAAACTCCTTTTGATCGCCACTGAAACTGGTGATTCAGAAGACATGGTTACCGCAATCAAAAAAATCATCACTGATTGTACTGATATTAAAGACGTTTCTTCTTTAGCTACTTTTGATATTGAATTTTTATTTCTTAAAATTCGCACATCATCTGTAGGTGAAAATGTTAATGTAACAATCACTTGCAATGATGATGGTGAAACTGAAGTTGATGTCACCATTCCTTTGGATGATATTAAAATTCATAAGACTAGGGGACATAAATCTGATATAAAATTGTCTGAGGATGTTGCAATCTCTATGGGATATCCTTCTATTGAGACATTCGTTATGATGAACTTTGACAATGGCACTAATCAGGTTGATCAAGTTTTTGAGATGGCAGCAACTTGCATTAAAACAATTTCTGATTCCAATCAAGTATATGATTGTAAAGATTTTCCCAAAGCAGAACTTCTTGAATTTTTTGATCAACTAAGCAGTAAGCAATTTTCGTTGATTCAAAATTTCTTTGAAACTATGCCTAAGTTATCTCATACAGTTAAGGTAACCAATCCTAATACTGGAGTTGAAAATGAGATCGTGCTTGAGGGATTAGCGAGTTTTTTCGCATAGGACTCCTTCACACCAATCTTCGTGCTTATTATGAGGGTAATTTTGCATTAATGCATCATCATAAATGGAATATAGAACATATTGATAATCTCATGCCCTGGGAAAAAGAAATTTATGTAAGTCTATTAGTTCAATTCCTTAAAGAAGAAGAAAAACGTATGAAGGAGCAGCAGGCAGCAAGTGGCTAACATTACCGCATACAAATTGGTCAGTCCAGAGGTATCTCAAAAGAGTACAGTTGTTAATGCGATAAATTTAAATACCTATGCTGTCAATAACTTAGGTGTTGCTGTCACTAGTATTGCAAATACTATCGGTGATCTCCAAGGGATTACTAACGAAAAATCAAAGATAGATAAAAAGAATCTTCTTATTGAAAGAAGGCAAGAAAGATTAGAAAAAGACAAGCAGGCAGAAAATTCTGAAGAAATAGGAAAAGGTAAACTTAATAAAAAAGACGAATCAAAATTAAAATCAGGATTAAAGAAAATCCCCAAAGGCGCATTTGGTTGGTTACAAAATTTCTTAGGTCCTCTTGGTTCATTACTCCTTGATATTGGTACATTTGCTCTTACAAAAGAGGCATTAGATTATTTTGCAGATCCAGAAAATCAAGTAAAGATTAGAACTTTCTTAGAAAGGTCTCAATTTGTATTTGATAAGATATCAGAGTTCTCTGGTCAAATCACATCTAAAGTCTCAGATGGACTAGATTTCATCTTTGGTAAAGAGACTACAATTGAACAAAGATTAGAAGCATTTGGTAAAATTGCTCTAGCAATTGGTGGAATGGGTGCCATTCTTATGGCAGCCAATGCACTTCCTGGTGGTAGAGATAGAGACTTTAATAGGAATAGAAATAGAAACAACTCTAGAAACAACGCTGCAAGGAATGCCCAAAGAGGAACGAATGCATTCCAGTCTGGGGCAAGAAGTTTTAACAGACCTGGTAGTTTCATACCAAGAAGTGATGCTGCAGGAAATCAAGTTGCTGGAAGAGGAGCTCAATATCAACAACAACTAAGCAGAGTTGCTAGACCAGGACAAAATCTTCCTGGAATGACACAACCTGTCAGACCAAGTAGGTTGGCAGGATTTAGGGCAAATCTTCAAACTGGTACTGCTAACGTTCCACTGTCTCCTGGTCTTCAGAGAGCAGCATTTAGAGCAGGTCCGCAAGCATCAAGACTTGCTAGGAGTGCTTCATCAGCAGCGAAGAATGCCATGGGTAGAATACCGTTTGTTGGTGCTCTCATCTCTGGTATCTACACATATTTTGAAGATGTCGATCCTCTAGATGGGGAACCTGATAGAAACTTAAGTAAAGCATTATTTGTAGCAGGTGGTACTGCTCTTGGTGGATTACTTGGTAGTTTTATTCCCATTCCTATTCTTGGTACTGCTCTTGGTGCTATCCTTGGTGAATATGTTGGCGAACTCATGTACATCCTCATCAAAGGGGATGGTCCTGGTGCAGTTGGAGCTAAGTTAAAGAAAGATATTCAAAAACTTTTTCAAGCAGGAAAAATATTTGTTGGTTGGGCAGGAGATGGATTTAGTAGATTGCTAGAGGGATTCCCAAAGATGAATATCTTTGGACAGAAAGTTCCTGATCCCTTCTTTATGATGAATCCTTTAAATATGCTTGATAAAGCAAAACTCATAGGAAAAGCATTCTTCTCTAGAGATACCATGAATCTCGAAGACAAGAAAGTTGGTGACAAAGTAACTATCGACGGTCAAGAAAAGTTATTTGCTGGTGATAATTATGGATTCCAATCACTAGAAGCATATAATAAATTAGTCAAAGATGGTGTTATTCCTCATCCTGCTGGCGAAGCACCTCCAATAGGTAAATCTAATGGTGGTCTTGTGCAACCTCAGCAGATGTTCCTTGGTGGTGTAGTTAAGAGTGTTGGTAATGCTATCAAAGGAGTTACAGGTGGGATTGGTAAGGCAGTTGGTAGTGTTGTTAATAATCCTATAGTGAGAAGTGTTGCATCATTCATTCCTGGTGCAGCACCTATCATGGCAGGAATTGGTATGGCATCTAACATCATGCAGGGCAATTTCAATATGGGTGATATTTTAGGTGCGGCAGGTAGTTTTATCCCTGGATTTGGTGCTGCTATGAGCAGTCCTTTTGGACAGATTGGGCAGAGTATTCTTTCTGGAAACTATATGGGTGCAATGGATCAGGGTCTCAGCATGGTTACATCTTCTCTTGGTATACCTTCTGGTATATCTGGTATTGCTAAAGCAGCAATTACTGGTGGAGATATGAGTGCAGGAATTGCTGAAACTGCAGCACAAGTTGGTGTTGACCCTAAAATTATCGGTGCAGTTAGTAGAGGAAATGATGCATTGTCTCAAGGTGGGTTGTCTGAAAGATATGTTATGCAAGAAGCAATCGAATTCTTACCAATTCCAATCGTCATAAAAGAGTTCCAACTTATTCCTCAAGCAGTACCAATAAATAATTCATCTAGTAATGCTGTCCATAGTGGAACTTCTACCTTAACGCAGAGAATGCAGTAATGGCAATTATATCTAAAACTAGTAAAATAAATTTTTACAAATTCGTTCAGGTAAAGAGACCTAGTGAAGGTTTACCAAAATCTGAGGTTAAATTAGTTGCTGCTCTTAATTCTAATACTACGGCAGTTAATAACTTAGGTAAAACTGTCAACTCATTGGCACTTATACTATCAGATCTTAAAACAATTTCATTATCTGATTTAGAACAAAAGCAAAAAAATCAGAAATCTTTTAAAGCAAAGTTTGCTAAAGAAAAAGCAGAAAGAAAAAATTTAGGATTTCTTGGAAATCTTGGAACAAATAAAGTTAAGGGTTTCTTTGAAAGTCTCTTAGGACTTCTTGGTAATTTATTTAAAATTTATATTGGAAAGAAAGTTTTAGACTGGATTGCAGATCCAGATAATAGAGCGACTGTCAAAACTGTTATTGGTGGTATCGTAACATTTGGCAAATTTTTGGTAAAATGGGCAGAATTTGGAATTTCAAATACCATTGACGGTTTATATGAATTGTTTAGTGGAGAAACTACTTGGTGGGAAAAAACTTTAGGATTTGGTAAAGCAATTATTGGTTTAGGTTCAATTTTATTAGGTGTTAGGTATCTTACTAATCCTCTTAAAATTATTAAGGATATTGGTACTAGTATTCGACTGCTGATTGCATTCACAAAGGGTAAAGGTGCTCTGGGTCTGCTTGGTAAGGTTGGTCTTGGTGCTGGTGCTCTCTGGTTACTCTCTGAGGGCGTAGCAACCCGTCCAGCAGGCGATGGTTCATTGATTGGCAATATGGATGCTAATGGTAAAACTTTAGGTGAAGAAGGGTATGATGCATCCACTAAAGGTAAACCGACAAAAGCAACCTTAGAAGCAAGAGGATTGTTAGAAGATGCAAAAGCACAGGGATATGTCCCAGAACGTGCTGCTGGTGGTTGGATTAATGGTCCTCAGTCTGGTTATCCTGTATCTTTAGATGGTGGTAGGAGCACATCATTCATTGGTCATGGTAAAGAGTATGTTGCTCGTAAAGCAGGAGGTGGAGCATTTGTTGTTCCATTCAATACTTCTGCGACTAAGAGAATGCCTGGACTTACCGAAAAGAGGATCGGTGAGGCACAGAAAGCAGGATTTAAATTACCTGGATTTGCTGCTGGTGGTAATTTAAATAAGCAAATTTACATGCATTGGACCGCTAGTAGATATAACTGGAAGAATGGTCCGTATCATACTACGGTTCAGGGTGATGGTTCCTTACATAAGCATAAAAAATATAATCAGTACACTGGTCATACCTGGCGCAGAAATACAGGAAACGTAGGTATTTCTGTTGCAGCAATGAAAGACTATAACTGGGATCGATATACTCCAAAGAAAAAACAACTTGAGGCAATGACTGCTGAAGCAGCAACTGTTGCTAAAGGTTGGGGATGGAAACCAAGTGATGTAAATATTAAACGTGTTATGACGCACGCAGAAGCAGCGTCAAACAAAGATGGTAGGAGACCAACTCCTAATTATGGTCCCACTTGGTGGGGTGGCACTGGAGAGCGTTCTGACTTACACAAACTTAAGAAAAGCGACCCTGATGGTGGTGGTGGTGATAAACTTCGTATGATGATGAAGAGATTCATGGGAATGACAAATCCTCCCGTACTGAATGAATCTGGTCCTGGTGCTGGTGACTCTGCTACTGGTGGAGGCAATAAAATGAATAGTGCTGAATATCAATTACTACAAAAACTGGTTTTGGCAGAAGCAAGCGGTGAAGGTGAATTAGGTATGGCATTAGTTGCTAGGTCTGTTCTAAACAGATCGGGTCTAG